CAAGATCGGTGAGCAGACGCTTCTAGAGAAGGTGGCAAGCGGCATGACTATGGCTGGTCTCGCTCGTGAGCTTCGCATCTCGAACCTCTCGCTCTATCACTGGATCAAGAAAGACCCCGACCGGCAAGAGCGGTTCGCACAAGCCAGAGCAATCGCGGCCGATCAGTGGGCAGACGAATGCCTAGACATTGCAGACCAGACCGACAACCTCAACGCCCAAGCGGACAGGCTCAAGATCGAAACCCGCAAGTGGCTGGCCGGGGTGACCAATCCCGACAAATACAAATCAGCACCCACGCAAGCGAACGTGCAGGTAAATGTTAACCAGCTGCACCTCGACGCCCTGCGACAGCTAAACCTCGGCCACCAGGAACAGACCCCGGTGATCGACATCACCCCCATGCCCATCAAGCAAGTATCGTCGTCCAATTTGGACGGGGACGACTTGCCCGATCCCTTTGGCGACGAATGATACCTCTTACGTATTTTTACTCGGCCCTCAAAATCCGGGACACATAGCGGCCTCTCCGGGACACTTCCGGGACACTTCCGGGACACATAGAAATGGCTGTTTTCTGCCATCCGGGACACATGGGACACATAGATTGAAGTTGAGACCGTCCTACGTTTAGTTAAGGCGTTACTACTACATATAACAGCTTAACGAATACACGGGATGTACTGAACTTCAACTTATGTGTCCCGAGCGTCCCCACCCGCAGAAATCCTTGGTTCTATGTGTCCCGCTATGTGTCCCGGAAGTGTCCCGAACGCCAAGCTATGTGTCCCGGACAAAAAAAGAGGGCCACTCGGCCCTCTTTTCTATTCACCGCTTGGCAAGAGCATCTATGAGCCGAGGATAATTATCTAGTGACCCGTGCCTACGGATGTAGAAACGCAGCGAGGCCGGGGTGACGTTGCACACCCTGGCCCACTCCGCCAACACTTTCCGTTCACCGTTTACTACGATCCACCTGTTATTTTTCTTGTTCTGGTTTTGCTCCCGCGAAGTGGCCCATCGCACATTGCCAGGTTCGTATCCCTTAGCGTTGTCGATTCTATCCAATGAATGCAATTCGCTCGGACGTTCGCCCATATCTAAACGAAACAACTGATAGTCTCTCCATCTATCGCAGACAGGGACGATATTCTGGTATCTTGGAGAGTCCGATTTCCATACGCAACGGCGCATCATAGAAGACCAACAGCGATATGTAGGCGAGTTTGTTTCACCATGCGGCCGTCGTTTGCAGCCGCACGAAGTCGTGTTCCCTGATTTTAGATTTATGTATGTGGCGACAGTTGTATTACCACAATCGCATTCGCAACGCCACTTAGTGTGCCTATCGCCTGGTTGGCGGGGGACTCGCTCAACTACAAGCAAGTCCCCGTATCTCCCGCCCGATATATCAACTAGTCTTGTCATCCCTAGATACCTCTTTGATTAGCTCGTCGAGATACCAACGAGCTTTCATGAGGTCTTGCTTACCATTCTTCTCACGGTATCGCCACACATATTTAAGTATGTTCGCAACAAATACCGCTTGCACTGGCGGAGCAGTTGTAACTGCGGCCTTAATCGCGTCGATGGCCTCGATGCCCCCTTGCCGGTAATGCTCAGGGCTATTCACCACATCTGTCTCTTGTTCGAACCCATACATCAGTCATCACCCTCATCGCTGTCGAAACTAATCTGAATACCGAAGAAGTCCGCGGCCGCGTCTTCGCTCATGGCATCGATCACCATTCGGTCTTCATCGCCAATGAGAAGCTCCAGGCCACGGAACACCCGCTTCGTTCGGGTTGCCCGATCTTTGGTTAGCTCATAGCCCTTGGCTTTCATCTCCGCCGAGAACTTGCGCTGGCTCCAGTCCTTGCCCTTTACCTCGTTCTCGTCCCGGCACCATTCGCGGAAGTCTTCGAAGGCTTCGCTGGTCCCCATCTCGCGGCTCTCACCGGCCACGCAGCGCTCCTCGATCCACCTACCCAGTGCATCCTCACCGCTAAGGTAGTCTTCGGTAGCACGAAGCACGGCCGGGGGCGGGTTCAATCCTTCCGCCAACCACATCTTCGCGCCCTCGACCACCCACGCAAGGATCGCCGGGTATTCTTCCTTGAGCTTGTCCGGCAAGTCCACGTCTTTACGCGCCGGCTTCGTCTCGAACGGGATCAAGTGCATCCGGCGCCGCATGGCATCGTCAACGTTTGTAATCTCCGGCTTCGTGTTGCCCGCGATTACCAGCGTGAACTGCGGCTGGAACTCAAAGTTATCCTGGCGCATGAAGCGGGCGCTGATCTTGTCACCGCCGGTCAGGCTCTTCACCTTCGCCTCGTCCCACTTGCGAGACGGGTCAATCTCCTGCGCGTGAACCAGCCGCGCGCCCATAAGGGCCGCAAGTTCCGTCGAGTGCCTTTGCTGGTTCGAGGCAAGGAATACGTCCGCACTGGCCACCGTGGCATAATCGCCAAGGATAGCACCTACGGCGCCAAGGAACGTCCCTTTGCCATTGCCCCCGGAGCCATGTGCAAACGCAAGAACGTGTTCCTTTGTGCTACCTGTCGCGCTGTAGCCAGCCAGCCTTTGCAGATACGCCTTCAGTTCCATGTCCCCGGCGCACGCCTCATTCAGAAACGCGTTCCACTGCGGACAGCCGCGCTCGAAGTCTACGTCAACTGCAGTAACTTTCGTGCAGAGCTTCGACCTGTCATGAGGCATCAGCACGCCCGTGCGCAGATCGACAATGCCGTTGCGGCAGTTGAGCAGATAGATGTCGGCGTCGAGTTGGTCCGTGGATACCTGCATGGCCGGGTCGGACTCCGCCAGCGTAGCCACGTTGCGGATTACAGGATAGGACGCACACCGCGCCGCGATCCGTTCCGCCTTCGCAGGGGGCAAGCCGGAGTTGTTCGCCTCCCATGACGCCTTCGAACAAACGTCACGCGCATAGGCCACATGGCGCTTGGCCACGTCCCGCGCCCACTTGACCCCATCCCAAGCGATCCAGCCCAAGCCGCCCGCAACGTATCGAATATCCGATACGTGCAATCTCGCTAGCCGCGAAGCCAAAGCGCCGTCCGAATACTGGATCGGCCCTTCGGTCGGGCTGGCAATCAGGTCCAGGCTGTCGTCATACTCGACAGTCTCAAACTCGTTGACCTCTGGCTTGTAGCCATGACGCCGAGCCTGATCCTGAATCCACTCCCAGCCTAGCTCATACGGCGGGTGCATCCGGCCGAAGTCGGACTCGATCATCTCGACCGTGTTGACCCCGTCTTCCCACGACAGCGCCCACTCAGTGAACAGCGCCAAGGCTTCGCTCTCATTGTCCGGACCAGCCGCAGCCTTAATAGCATAGCCCATCCGAATGTAGTCATCCCGGTCAGGGAAATGCTCAGACGTGTTAGGGATCGTTTTAAGCGCCTCTGAGAGCTTCGACAGGTCGTCCGCTACCAGACTAGCCTGATCGACCTTTTGCCTCTCAGCGGCCTTCTCAGGCGATTTATCGGCATGAATAATCTCACACCCTGTCATCTCCAGCGTCTCGCACAGATCGGCGAAGAACTTTTCGACCTTCTCGCGGGTGATCTTGGTCAGACACGCCGGTCCCCGGATCGTGATGTCTTGGTCGAGGCTGTAAGGTTCGCGGGTGACGGGATGAATACCGCCGACGACATACTGCTGGCCGTCACCCAGAAGCTCGACTAGCTGTTCGACACCTTTGCCATCGCGGAAACGAAGCCTCATTCTTCCGATGGGTTCGTCGGCACGATACATGAAGAGCTGCTTCGGCCACCGGCCTACGCGGACTGGCGCCTTGCCCAGCGACTTCTTCGCCATGTCACCAATGATGCGCGACAGACTCTCGTTGACCACGTCAATGTCAAGCGCCGGGTAGCGGCCTGCCTTCAGCCCAATGTTGGCGTTGCTGCGTTCCCACCGCTCGATCTCACCCTGCGTCGGGATATGATCCTGCCAGTTGTATCCGCCCCATGTGCCTTGCGCGTTCTGCCGGCCGGGCGCTTTACCCGCTTGATCTGCCGTGATTTTTGATAGCTCAGAGAGTGGCGCTGCGGGCGGAATGACACTGACAAGCTCAGTGAAACCGGCCGCGTAGAGCCTCTTGAAAGTCAGCATTTTTGGTTTCTCCATTCGAAGGTGACGCTAAGGCTGGCACAAATCCGGTGGCGATGGCAACCCGAAAAATTATTTTTGTAGGTGTTGACAGGCTGGGGATAGCTGTGCTTGGTTAGCGGGAGAGCGAAAGGATACGCATGATTTGTTCAATCGACTTCGAAACCCGCAGCGCCGTGGACCTGCGAAAGACTGGTGTTTATGTATACGCCACTGACGCATCAACCGACGTGTGGTGCATGGCCTATTCGTGGGATGGCGAGGACGTTCGCGTCTGGCAACCTGGCGACCCCATTGACACGAAGCTAGAAGACTGGATCGTTGAAGGCGGTAAGCTGCAAGCCTGGAATAGCGCTTTCGAAAGAGTGATCTGGAACAAGATCATGGCCCCGCGCTACAACTGGCCGCGCACAAAGGCCGGCCAATGGTATTGCACGATGGCACAGGCGAGTGCGGCTGGCCTGCCCCGCGCACTGGGTCAGGCCGCGGCGGTGCTTGGCGTCGAAGAGCAGAAGGACAAGGTGGGTCAGGCGCTTATGCTGCGTATGGCCCGTCCCCGCAAGACGCTGGCGGATGGCACGCATACATGGTGGACTACGCCCGATAAGGTCGAGGCGTTGATCGAATATTGTCGCCAGGACGTTCGAACGGAAATGGATGTGTCAACTCACATCCCTTATCTTCCCGACAGCGAACGCCAGCTTTTCCTTCTTGACCAGCGGATCAATGACCGCGGCGTGATGCTCGACACCGATTTGCTCCAGCGCGTCCGCCGCCTTGCAACCGAGAGCAGAGCAGAGATCGACGCTGAGATTAATCGGCTTACGAAAGGGGAAGTGCGCTCGGCTACGCAAGGAATGCACCTCGCCGCATGGCTCCGTAAGTATGGCGTGCAGACAAGTAGCGTGGATAAACAGGCAGTTGCAAAGATACTGTCAAACGACGGTTTACACCCCGTTATCCGTCGCGTTGTCGAACTGCGGCAGTCAGGCGCCAAGTCCAGCACTGCCAAGCTCGACGCGATGGAATACGCAGCGGGCGAAGACGGACGGATGCGTGGACTACTGGTCTACCACGGCGCGGCGACTGGTCGCTGGTCGGGTAAGCTGGTCCAGCCGCAGAACTTCCCGCGCCCTGTGAGGAAGCAAGCCGAACTCGATGAGATCATTGCTAAACTCAAGGCCGATGAGAGCGTAGCCGAACACGGCCACGGCACCGAGATCGCGGCGGACTTGCTGCGCTCAATGATTATCGCTGCGCCAGATCATCGCCTGATGTTTGCAGACTACAGCGCCATCGAAGCGCGAGTGCTGGCCTGGATGGCGGGGCAGAAGGACTTAGTGGAGACAT